GGCTTATTTGAAGCAAACTCAATTATGTTAATGTTCTCACGTTCAAATTTTTCGACTAAAGTACTAAAATTTATTTTAAGCTTTACCAAATTTTCATTTAATAACTCTTTTTCATACAATTTTAACACTTCATCCAGCGTTTTATGTGGATATGGCTCCAATTGCTTTAAGATAAGCATTCTCTGAAGTACCAAAGGATTGTTACGATACTCAACTTCAAGAATTTGTTGCGATATAGCATCTAGTTCTGAGTTAGACGCACCATTCTCCTTTGCTTGTTTGTACTTAGAATATAGCTCTATTACTGTGAAAACGTAAAACTCTGTACCCCAGTTTACAGAAGATGATATGAAAGCACCTCCATACCTGAGTTTGCAAACAGTATCTTCGACAAATTTCTGTGCCAATTCAAAATTGGTCTTTAAGGCATTGAGAACTGAGGTTTTGCTTTCAAAGTTAGCAGTTACCTGAGTTTCATTGATAGCTTCTTTTTCACTTACAGTACCACCTGAACCAACAACAGAAATTACAATTTCATTTTTAAGCCTTGCGCACTCATTGACATTATAGTCAAGTGAGTCTTTATCGATAGTAGTTATCTGAACAGGATTACGCATATCTGCGACACCTTCAGATTGATTTGGTATAGGAACTTCTAAGAATGAACCAGGACCAGCTATACGCTTTTCGCTACAGCAAGGACACTTTTCAACTGTTCCATCATTGAGAATTTTATACTCACCTTTTGCATTGCGTAGAAAACCTCCATCGCAGTAATCACCAGTCTCATTATTCTCAAAATTACAATCAGCTTCATACGCACTATATATAGGATAAGGTGCATACAAGTCTAAATGCTGCTTCGAAATAGAGAAGAACAAATACCAATCAAGATTTGACAGCTCTTTTGTAATTGGATTTTTCTTAAGGTCTTTATTTTTCTCATTGAGTTGTGTTGACCAAAAGAACCGAGCTGGGCAATATCCTAAATCGTGCTTTGCCTCTGAAATAAGTGACTGAATTTCATTTTTCTCATTCAGCTGATATACTCTTATAGAAGTATCATCAAATACAGCTATTCGATGTTCCGGCTGTTTGAAAATAAGCCACTCAAACTGATTTTCATCAAGTCTAAAAGTCTGGTAATCAATTACGGCATCAATCTCAAGCCAATAAAAATACGGCTCTGGGCGCAAAGATGTTTGTACTTGAGGAAGGTCTACTACCAAAATACTATTTGGCGATACCTGCATTCTCTTCCATCCAGTTGTCTTCCACACCTCTGGCTCATTGAGGTTATTCTTTTTATACTGAGACCAATCCTCTGCAAGCTCTGAGTCTGTAAACTGGTATGAGCTTGATGAGTTACGGCTATAGAAAACCCTTTCGAGTTCTCTATAGACGTCCTCAACTACAGCAGGTGTAGGCAACGGAAATTTGAACAGATGAAGGAATATGTTGAATTTATCCTTCGGAAGCAACTGTCTTACCCAATCAAGGAATATAGCCGTAGGTTGGTTAATATCAGATACAGCAATATTCGTCTCAGTATGAAATCTAAGACGGCGCTGCATATTTACAGCTTTCTGAATAGTCTGACGTTTAGTCGGCTTTTGCAGAATCTGCTTTATCTGATTTAATTCTAAGGCCATTTTCTTCGTCGTAAGTATAATTGCTATCTTTAGGTAATTCCCATCCACCATTTATGGCTGTGCCCATATCAAGCAGGCGTTCGGCATGCTGAATGCCAAACTCCTGCCTCATATTGTACTTAGGCACAACCAACGTTACTGTTTGTTCTTTTTTCTTTCTCATAACTGAAAGTTTTAAGCCACAGCAGAAGCTACGTTAACCCAATCAGTAAGAGGATTAAAGTCCAAAGTTTCACGCTTGATAATGTAGAATTTATCACTCCAGTTAGGAACAAAAGACCAGCTGATTGCATTACTATCGGGCTCTTCATATCCACCAAGCGACTTATCTCCTACAAAGAAGCTGTAAATAGGAATAGGCATATACTTAGTAGGCTTATCAAGGTCATCTACCAAACAGCCAATATTACCATTTTCGTCGATAAGATAAACACCGATGTTTTCACACTGATACTGCTTCAACTGAGCAATAACTTTTTGGTTTTCCTGATAAATTACACCGGTAAAGTTTGTTGCTTCACGGCCAATTGTAATAGGAATACCTCCAAGCGTCTGGTTTCCACCACCGAATGTACGGGCTGCTCCAGGTTCTGTAGTAGGACTCTGAATATAAGGCGACACTGTCATCTTAGTACCATCGGCTGCAGAAAACAAAGTGGCAAACGATGCTTTCTTAGTCGGGTCTGCGACAGAGTTCAACTCTCCAGCAGTCTTATAGATACGCTGGAATGCAACTTTTTGAATTTGCCCCATGCTTTCCTTGCAATCGTTAATCTCAAGGTCAGCAAGATGTGCTGCGGCAGGGCATCCACAATTTAATCCCATTGTTCTTTATGTTTTTAATGTTAATACTACCGAGCAGCTACCCTTAACTAGCATCGAATTACCTGTATTTGTTCAGAAATAAACTTCTTCACAGTACAAATATACTAAATTTCTTTATAAGTTGTACCGCTTTTAACGTTTTTTATAGAGGTATTTTTTATCTCATATTCTCGCATTATGTTCATTCAAGGCTTATGATTTAATCATTTATATATAATTAGAAGCCCAGAAATTACGAGAATAATGCGAGAATTTAATCTTTTATCACCTTATAGCCTCTTTTTTGGAAAAATTCATCCATTACATAATAGCTACACTTATTTCTGCCGTTAATTATGGCTTTATCTTTTTTAGCACACCATCTTGTAACTTTAGGCGCTCCAGTGTAATATAGCCATTTATTATATAAACAGCTTGCACAACACATGTTTGCCTTAACTCCATTCGGGCTTATCATCTTTTCCATACTAGTTTCTCAATGATATTTTCTTCCTTCCAGCTTTTCTACTATGCATTTCTACTACTCCAGTTAATGCATCTGGTGCATCATCATGAGCAGCCCTTCGCTTATTATCTTTACGATAAGTTGTAATAGCATTATAGAATTCACGCCATTTTTTATCCCAATTTTCTGGAAACGCTACATCTGAGTTAACAAGAGCTGAATTTGAAAAAATACGAGCAGCTTTATTTTTTGTCTGTGTAAAAGTATTTATGGCTGTTTTGAAATTATGCAAAGTAGCTCTTGTAATACGCTTTACATTTCTAGCAAACTGCCTACCACCATTATTGGACTCTATCAGACATTCTGTTATACTATTTTCTGTGAGCATTTTAGCCAACATTACTTCAGTTTTTTCCATGGGCAGTTGTGTGTATAGCACATCAATTACATATAGCATTTCTGGAGTATTTATAAAGCAAATTGCACATAAATAATCAGAGCCAGTATCAGCTGTATCAACGTAACACCATCTTTGATTAGCTTTAGAGCCTGATGGCAATTCTATATTTTGATATGTTCTAAACTCGTGATACATAAGGCCCTCAGTAGGAATTGGATTTTGCATATACTGCGTCTCAAATACTACCGGGTTAATCTCTCGTAGTTTATATAGCTCCTCAAGATTGTGCTTCATTGGCCAAAGAGCACATTCTTCTCCTGTCTCAGGGTCTGTTTGTATAACTGGAAGTGATAAAACAGTCCATGTATCTGGCTCTATCTCTTGTAAATAACCACAGAGGTCATGCTCATGTAGTCTTTGCATTATAATAATGATAGGTGTTCTGCGCGAGTTAGTACGGTTACGAATTGTGTTCTCAAATCGTTGGTTTACACGCTCTCGTATAAGGTCAGATGCTGCATCGTCGGCTTTCAATGGGTCATCAATTACAATTGCGCCTTGGAAGACATTAGATTTTGCTCCAACCATTTTAAGCATTTCATTTGTATGGTCATCAAACACAAATATATCATTGCCTCCATCCATAGTTTCTATATCTGAGTCAAGACGTCCGCTGCCAAATCCTGTTACTTGACCTTGTGTTGATACAGCATAGAGTTCTCCGCCCGCTTTAGTTTTCCATCTTTTAGCCGAGCCTTTCTCAGAAGCAAGAGCAGACTTAGGAAAAAGGGTCTTATATAGTTCTTCACTCATTATGCTACGCACTGTTTCTGAGTTATCGTTAACCAAAAGGTCAGAATACGATAAATGTAGAAAAAGACATCTCGGATTTAAGGCAAAACACCAGCTTATAAATGATTTAATTACCAATAGCGTTTTTCCATACCTGGGAGCAACATTAATTATAAGTCTTGTTATATCTCCGTCAACTACTTTTTGCAAAGCTTCTATGATTTTCTTATGATGCTCTGCTACTATGTATGAAGTATGGTATTGGCATTTGAACATCATCTTTGTGTATTTCTCAAACGATGTTAGAGCCTCAAGGCGTAACATTTCTATAGCATTGACAGTGTTAGCCTTAGTAGTATTTAAGGCTTTTTCTTGCATTGTTTTTAATGAGTCCATATCTTATTTTTTAGGTTGTGTATAGTTATACTTTATTTCTGCCGCTTTTCTTGCAGTTACTGCTTCTTCGAATGTGTTAAAATAGCCTAAGCAATCATACAGGGCTCTTCCATTTTTTCTTTTACCATTTCCTATTGCTGCTACCCACTTTTGATATTTTTTATGCCAATAAACTCCTGTATGACCTGATGTATTATTTGTATGCATTTTACGGTTTCTGCTGTTTTGCATACCAGATACGAGACGTAAATTATCAATTCTGTTATTTAATGGATTTCCATCTATGTGGTCAATTTCTTTATTATCATCCGGCCATTTTCCATACTGATAAAACCATGCTAATCTATGTGCTTTATATACATTTTGGCCTATTACTATATTAGAATATCCTTTATAGTCTATTGTAGTACCAGCTACATCTCCTATATTAGGACTATCTTTACGTAATTTATTTGAATATTTCCATCTAAATATACCAGTCTCTGGGTTATAACTTAATATAGATAATAAATACTCATGTGAAAGAGCATATTCTTTCTCTTTCAAAGCTACAAAATTGTTGTCTGTTAATGCCATATTCTTTTAAGTTTTATTATTTCATCAAGGTGTCCCTTATAATCACGTATGCTTCTCTGGACACCGGTTGATTTGGTATTATTCCAGTTTGCAGCTGCTGTCCTTCTGGGAGACTTAATTGCATAGGTCCTTTGCCAAATATTCTATCCCATAATTTTTCTATAGTTTCAATATTACCTAGCTTTTCGTCTTCAATAAGGCGCTTAATTACAGTCTTTATTACAACCGGCACTTTTTTATTGGACATTAAAGCTTGTAGCTGAGAGTTATTGCATGTTAACAAACAAGCCAATAAATTAGCCGTGTCTTGCTTTGTAAGCTGAACACTTAAATTGATATTAAGGCTAGTAAGAAGCTTTGTTATTTCAGGCCTTGATGCTCCTTGTAGCTGAAGTGCTGAGCGTATAGCTGATGAATATGAGCCTTTGCCCGAGTCATGGCGTTCTGCTAACTCAGTTGCTTTAAGCGGCTCTACAATCTGAGCCTCAAGTGCCTCAATAGCCTCAACTCGTTTTTGCTGCTCTGCAATACGTTTGGCTTGGAGCTCAGTTTGGCCATCTGGTATTTCTTCCACGCCGAGTTCTTCTGCTAATGATTGGCGTTTTTCTTGTTTAGCTTGAAGATTTTTAAGTTTCTGCTTTTCAAGATATTTAATACGAGCCAATTCTTTTGCATCTTGCTTTGATTTGATGCGCGTGGCCTCTTGTTCTACAAGTTTGGATGTATCTGGATTAGACATTCCAGGAACTATTGGCCTGTTTGGCAATATATCTGCTAATTTCTGTGCTATTTTATCTGTTTTCATATTGGCTATTATACTTTTGTTGCTTATCTAATATAGTTTTGCTTTTTTCTTCTAGTATTGCATCTTTTTTTATTTGATTTTGCAGCTGCCTATATTCAGTTGCTTTTCTAAGGTCTGGTTCTATTGTTATTATATCATCCGTGTTATTAAATCTCCATACAGAGCCGTATGCTATTCTTCGCTGGCCGTTACAGCACATATATATAGCACTCGGGTTAATTTTTGCAGATACTGAATTTACATATTCTCTTATAGAATCCCACTTTTTATAGAATTTATATGTATTTTCTGCTATCTTAGTATACTGATATACAACCCTATGTGGATAACTACGTATAGTGTCTGTTCCTGATTTACGTATTGTATCTGGTATTTCCCATTTTGCAGCATATCCTGATATAATTGCTTTTTCTGCTGCACATTTATTTAAACTATTTATTATATTATACCCGTATGGCGCATAAGCCATATATTCATCTATCAATTCATACATTCTTGAATATACATTCAGCAAGCCATTTGGTAGCGATAAAGCATTAAAAGGAATTTCTTCTGTTGTCACTGTTATATACTTGCTTTCTACTATAGCTTTTACGAGGCCTGGATTATTTTTTGATAGCCATGAAACATTATGAAAGGCATTGTATATAAGTCTATCTATTTTGTTCTTTACAGAAACCGAATTAGTTTCCCCTGTCCATCCTACATAGAATTTGCTATCATATTCAAATTCTAGTATAAAATAAGCGCTTACAGAGTCAATATCAGAACCTTCTTGTAAGTCTACTAAGTACTTGTATTTACCTATTCGTATCATGTGTATATTTTTAATGTTTTTGCAAATATAGTTATAAAGGCTGATAAGTAAAAATTCTTGCAGACTAAAAATCAAAAATTAACATTTTTTATACTAGTGAATTATTAACTTTTTAATATCATATTTCACATGTATTTAGGCATATATCTTAGTTAGTGAATAGAAAATAGGGTTTTAGTTTTTCGTGTTTCTACTTCACAAAATAAAACTAATTGAAAATCAACATTTTATCAAATTTAATCAGTGAATAGAAATCAAAGGGCATAGAAACAATCATCCCTAACTCTTCTATGAAGTCTTATACTGTTATATGTTATATATGATAAGTCTATTTATTCACATATCACTATTTCAAATCTATTTTATCTCTTTTATATATTTATTGTTTATGTTGTTTATTAGTGCCTAATTTATTGAAAATCAATCAGTTATTGAGAAACTCCCCTTTGATTTTGCATGTTTATTTTGTTTCTTTGAAAATTATTTCTGAGCATTTATTCTTTATTGCGAGAATGCCATTTTGCCAATTCCCTATTAAGTCTAAGGGCCTAAATTAATATTTGCGAGAATGTATACGAGAATGAGAATTTATGAGCCTCTGGGGCCTTGCTCATACTTATATTATGATTTGGTGGCAATTTGCGAGAATGATTTGAAGCCAAAAAATTTTTCTGCCTATGGACATGGCTCTATATACTATATATAAGGGGCACCCAGGCACTGCGGCAGGGGCCTAATTTCCACACAGGCAAAATTCTCAAAATATAAAATTTATTTGGTTAAAAAGCATTAAGCCTGACAGCCTAATTCATTAAGAAGCATTAAGCCTGACAGCCTAATTCGTTAATTATGGTTTAATTCGTTAAGAAGCATTAAGGCTATCAGCCTGTTAACAACTCTTAGCTAAAATAACTTTCAGGTTCCAAGCCAGAGACAGGCTCACAGCCTCTCCTCCAACAAGGTTTAACGAAAATTTAACACTTCATAACCAAATATATTTTCAGGTTCCAATTATTTTATTAGCTGACAGGTATAAAATTATTATTTTAATTTATTAACGAAACAACCAGGAGATTTAATACGATTTAACCTGTAAAATTATTATATGTTATTTATTTTACAGGCAAAAAAATTTCCAAAAAAAATCATGAAAAATTTTTCTGGTTCAGAAATTATTTGTATATTTACATATCGGAAATAACGAACGAAACAACTGAGATTACAAACAAAATTTAACACAAAAAGTTGCTCAAAAGTTTTTCCGGTTAAAATAAAGTTGGTATATTTACATAGATAAAATAAGTAATAACAATGAAAGTAAACAGAAATTATCGTTTCGTATTGACGAACATTCCAAACAGTATGTTGGAAACAGGAGAAGTAAGAATTGACAGCGAGGAAATAACCGGCGAGAGAATGTTTGCCAGTGAATGCCATTACTATGCCGAAAAAAATATCCTCGAATGTATCAAGGACGCAGCAAAACGCGACGACTTGCGCGGCTACTACGAACACACCTACTGCATCTACAAAGAGGACAAACCGAAAAAGGAGACAGTAGAGCGTGAAGAGGATGGCAAGAAAATTACCGAAACAAGAGAAATACCTAGTAAGGCAATACTGGTTGAGGTAATTACAGTAGACGAGAACGGCATAAATATTCGATAAAACGGATTGCCGGTTGTTCCACGACAGTGGGACGCCGGAGCCGGTTGTTCCACGACAGTGGGACGCCGGAGCCGTTCGCCCGGGTTGGACGTACAGGAGTTCGACTCTCCTGCCGGGCACTATAACAAATCTAAAAATTACAGTTATGACAAAGAACTATTACAGGAGTGAGTACTACGACAAGCAGTGGAAAGCCTTAATCGACAAGGCTACGGAACTGGGTTGCCAAATAACTTATAGCAAGTACGGCAACATAGTAACAATCGACAGCACAGACCGGGAGAGCCGAATTATAGCAACTACCGGGAGAGACGGACAAGACAGAGCTGTATGGGCCGAGAGTTGTTACATAAGCTTTGGTGTACGGTTTGGACGAGTGAAACAATATTTAAATACGGGAGAATAATGGAAAATAACAAATCGCAGTTCAAGAGAACAGGAGTTTTGCATGACGGAGCTGAGTGCATTGAGATACAAATAAGTCATTCAGGCGATGCGGCAAGATACGTGAGCACAATCATGTTCACAGTAAAGGACCCAGAGGTCACAAGAGGCCGTTGGCAAGAGATACGCTACAGCAAGAGAAACGGCTATGCGTATATTGTGAAATACGGCAAGAGACTATATTTGCACAAATTTCTAAGAATATACTAACATGGCAGCAAGAGACTATAAATTTGAGTACATGCTACTCAACCGGCTTCAATGCGATTGCAATTACTATCTTGGCTATGGCAGCCGAAATGCTGAGCATTGCCTTTGGGCTCACGACGAGCAGAAACAAATCGATAAAATGCGAGAGCTTTACGATTTGTTGCCGGTTAAACCTGAGTGGCTTACAAGAGAACAAATTGATGAATATGCAGCAAGAATGGGCGTAAAATAACCAACATTATTTAACGAAAAAAGTTCTTAAAGCAGTAACCAGATTAAAATAAAAGTAGTATATTTGCATATACTTAAAAAGATATGGCGATAGCCAAAACAACTAAAATTTACAGCAATATGGAAACAACAGTTTTTTATGTAGCAGTTGCCTATAACGGCGGTAATTTCAATCCCACAGTTGTGGAGAAGTTTGATAACAAAGCAGATGCAGACAGCTATGCGGCTCTTATGTGCCGCGCAAAGCAACGCCGGTATATTGTACTCGAGCAAGTAACAGAATGGGACGGCACTCCTCAAGAGAATGCATGACCTTAGCCGCTGCGGAGAGAAACGATATTCGTGGAACAGTATCAAGCGAAGCGGATTTTAGGAGCGACACCTACAGCGGCACTAAGTTTAATCCTTGCTTTCGCAATATTGTTGCGGAGCAACTAATAAAAATTTACAGTAATATGGTAACAATGAAATTTTCAGCAACCAAGTCAGAAACATTGTTTTTGACACCGACAATTGCAGTTGAACAAGACAACTCAGAAACAGCAATCCGATTTGCTCTTTGGCATGGCGTGTTCAGTGTAGAGGTAAGCAAGAGCTACAAAACCGTAAAAGCTAAATAACATGGCAAGAAATGAAATGTTTGTAACGGTTTATAGGCTTGAAGTTGAGACCACTCGAGAGAATTTGGACAGTATGGAGAACTTCATAGAAGCCATTTCGGATTGTGCTATTGTGTTCAATGATGAGGGTTGTGTAGCTATCATAGTAGCGTCTTCGGATGCCTTAGGGACAACGAAATTGGCTAATATGGCACTCAAATTCTTTGGCAAGGAGGGATATAATATAAGTACTCTCGGACTCTTAGGACCGTTTAAGAAACTCAATTGATATTTTTTAACATAAAACTTGGAAAAAAGTTCCCAAAGCAGCTCAATAATTCAAAAAAAACATAGTATATTTGCAATATCAAAATTAAACAATAACATTTTAATAACAATTCAAAATTTACAGTATTATGACAACAAAGAAATTTTCGCAGATGACAACGAAGAAGCTGAACGCTCTTTTGGCAACAGCAAGTGACGAAGACAAAAAGGCTATCGAGGCCGTACTCGCAGCTCGTGAACAGGCTCAGGCCCCTGCAGCTCCTGCAGCTCCTGAGGCAACCGCAGAAGAGACTCCTGCCGCTCCTGCAAGTGAAGAAGAAACTCAGCTCAGCCCTGAGGAAGAAGCAGCTATCAAGGCAGCTGAAGAAAATGGCGGACTTAACTCGCTTTACAATGGCAGCAAGGCAACTCAGGAGAAAAAGCCGAAGATGACCGATGAGGACCGTCATGCACTGGCTGAAGAGCTGAAGAAGAATGTTAATCACCGTTGTCAGGCAGTTCCTTTCAACACCGCAGAATGGGTTGACGGCTATATCGCCGGAGTGATTGAAGAGAAGCGCAACAATAAGGTGCTCTATGCAATCAAGACAGACGACGGACGCCGCATCGTTAAGGTACATGACAGCAATCTCGTTCGTATTCTGGACGAAGTTGTTGAGCCGGAGAAGAAAGCCCGCGCTCGCAAAGCAAAAGACCCGGCAGACAAAATTGAATGGACACCGGAAGCAATTGCTGAAGAGGTTAACGAAGTTATCGGCAACATAGGTAAAACGGTAGAATTTGAGAAATACCGTACCACAGACGAAAACGGTGAAGAGCATATCGAAATGGTAGTTGGCCGTATCGTGGCAATCGTGCCTGACAAACGAGCTCAGCGCTTGCTCTACCGCATTTCAGTTCCGACTCCTATCGAAGGCAATCCGCTTGCAACGAAGACTATGCACAAAGTTGTAAAAGCTGAGGGCATTAAGATTGCCGAAGAGTTCGACGAAGAAGGTGCGCAGCTCAATGCCAAGTATTTGGAGCGCCGTGAAGCAGCAGCAACTCGCACTCCGCTTACTCCTCAGGACCGCGTAATTCGCTGCGAGGAGAATGTGAAGAAGGCAGAGGAGAAGCTGCAGAAAGCTCAGGAAGAGCTGGAAGCCAAAAAGAAGCAGCTCGAGGATGCAAAGAAGGAGCTGGATGAATATCTCGCCGGTCAGGTGAATGGAGAAACTGCTGAAGCTCCTGCTGAGACTACAGCCGAAGAGGAGTCACTTGCATAGCACAGCCACCTGACACCGTTTCTCCCATGGAGCCGTCTCAAAAGAGGCGGCTCTTTTTTTTGCTGCATATCTAAATATGCGGCTATTTTTGTATTATTGCGATTTATGTTAAAATATGTAAACTCATAGAAACATGCTTCTTTCGCGTTCTAGGACACTTTTAGGCTTTAGGTGTACTATAACATGGGTTAACTCAATTTGACACGATAGAGGTCAAAAGAAATGTATCTATCAACGTATTTTTATAAAGTCTATAACATGAATTGAGGCATGGACTTTCTTGAGCTTTAAGCCACCAAGCAGTTATATAAATAGCTGTTAAATTTATGGCTAAAAAGTTGACTCATTTTCTTGGCTTCTAGGACACTTTTATTTGAGAATAATAGTAAACTAAATCTATAAAAAGAAATGAGGAGAGAATGAACGAGAATAATGAAATTTCATATATTTTCGAGGCATTTAGAGCTCTATATTTTTATATTAAAGCTGCAATAAACCAGTGAAAAATTTTTATGTTAAAGTCTGTAAAACAGTGATTTATATCAAGATTATTTTGTACTTTAGCCTATAAAAGAACAAAAGTAAAACTGTTAAAAAATGTTACACACTAGAACACATAAAAGCCGCATGGCTATTATGATTAAACAGCTTATGCCTGAGTGTACAAGCTGTGTAGCTCGTGTGCACAGTGGACTATGCAGCAATTGTCCACATTGGACCTCGAGTGTGGTACAGGAGTTAACAGAGGAAATGGCCGAGAGAATATCCGCCACAATTGGACAGGAGAATATCACAAGGCCCAACGAGAGAAATGTTGAACAAAAATAAATAATTGCAATATGGAAATAAATGAACAAGAGAATACCCAAGAGGTACAGCAAGAGAATTTGCTTGATGGCTCTCAGTCAGTTCAAGCAATGCAAGAAGAAAATGAATTGCCCGCAGCTGTTCAATTAGTTCAGCCTCAAGCTGCTTTAGATGAAATAGCGGAGCTTGAGAAGAAATATCGTGAAACTATAGAACGGGAGAATAAATGAGCAATTTTGTTTTAGATTACAGCAAAAAGCAGACTTTGCAAATATCAAATGATGCTTTTTGCTTTTTGTATTATGGCGAAGAGCCATTAGACGAAGACAATTTGGAAGAAGCCAATGAGGTATCTGAAATGTTTTCCAATAATTTTTATATAGAAGATGATTGGAAAGCAGTTGATAACTCAGACCTTATAGAATGTACTTTTGTTCCGTATGTTGAAGACCAAGCCGATTATGATGAATATGAGGACCTTACCAAATATATTCAGCAGCAAATAAAATGGCTTGATGCAAATCATATTAAAGTGTGGTGGTTTAATAACCAAACTGGAACGAGAGAATTACGCGGTGATTTTAAGGTTTATACCAATAAATATGGCCTTAAGTGTTTTCATACAGGCAATCAAGATGAGGATTTTGCGACAGGAAAAATGAGCTTGTATTTTTTGAAGAATTTCAAGAAGCGCATAGCTTAACAAGTGAACGAGAGAAATATAAGGCAGACTACTTTTCTGTAGTCTGCCTTTTTTACATTAAGCTTTCATCTTCTTCTATAACGAGAGAATAACCGACTCCTCGTATGGTTTCTATAGCTACTCGGTTATCCATTTTAAGCATATTTCGCAGCATGCATATATGGACATCTAAGCTACGTTTATTAAAGTAGTTATCATCAGTCCATACTTGCTGCATAAGTATTTTCTTAGGTAATGTTTCATTTTTATAAACACATAGTAAAGCAAGAACTTGGCTTTGTTTATTATTAAGCTGTGTTTTTACATTGCCTATAGTAAGAATTTTATCTACTGTATTAAACAGGTAATCGCCTATCTCATAAGATGACTCTATACTTCTTACTCGCACGCCACATCTTTTCAAAACAGCTTTTATTCTTCTTATAAGCTCTTCAATATTATATGGTCTTATAACGTAATCATCTGCGCCTTCATCAAATGCTTCAATAACATATTCATATCGGGCTTTATCCGATACCATTATTACCGGTATTTTATCATCTGATTTGCGCAAAAATTTTAATGGCTTTAGCCTCATAGAGGCATCTGTTGTTTTATAATGGCTTAATATGCATAAGTCATAATTCTTTTCTCTGATTTTGATTAGTATATCATTCTCAGTTGAGGTTATTACTTGAAAGCCGTTATACACCAAATAATCTACCAGGATTTTACAGTCTTCATCTTGATAGATTAAAATTCTTGGCAATGCTAATTTAGTGTTATTACTTTTCATACCATTTCTTTAATTTTGTTTTGCAAATCGTTATATAGAACTTCATACCAAAATGGATTAAGCCTTAACAGGTCAAAGTATGAATATACGCCTTTTTGGTATATTAAAGAAGCATATTTAAGCTCTTTGTCCGCTCTTTTTTTAAGATGCTCATGATAGAACTTTATGGACTGGTCCACATTTACCAAGAATGGTGATTTATGCTCCATAAGAACTTTCTGCTCTGTATTTTGAGCAAAGTAATACGGGATATTAGGCATTGCCCAAAAAGTCAATCCAGCACCGTATTCCTCACTTGCTTTATATAAAAAGCCAGGGCATGGACGAATTGAGTCAGGATATAAGCTTTTACATATTCTTAACCTACGTGGAATAAAAGGATTAAGTAAAGTAGTTAATCGCTTGTTTATATAAGTTGAGTATTTATCAACCATTCTTGTGTGTTCTTTAACAAGTGATGAAACTAACAGCTTAATCCTTTCATTTCCTATAGGGTCACTCAGGCGTATATATTCTTGCCTGAAAGCTTCACGCTGAATACGTATTCTGTCTTCTTTAAGCCGTTGAGACTTTTTCCTTTTAGCTTCTATGCTAGCCATTGCAGCTCTGCGCTGTCCCTCAGGTCCAAACAGTTTTACACCTTGGCAATTGTTTGGACCTAAGCCTGTCCATGGCATTTTATCTCCATATCTAGCTTCAATCTCTCTGTTTTCCTGCTCTTCTTCAGATAATTCAACATGCTCTTCTTCCAAGGTAATTTTTTCAATTGCCTCAGATTGAGCCTCTTGAATATCCTCATCATCGCTTTTAATTTCATCGAGAAATTCAAAGAGTTCCTTTTCGGTTAAGTCTCCATATTGCTTAATATCTTCCATGCCACTTAAATAATGACTTGATTATATCTTTTCCAGCTTGCTTGTTAAGCAATCCAAAATATGCGATTGCAAGTATGAGCCTTGCTATTTTATGCAGCAACCAAAATGCTACATAAGCTGGAAAGTAAATTACTCCCAGTATTTGCCAAGTGATTTTGGCGATTTTATTAAAAACCTTTTTCATAATATAATTCATTTAATGTTTGATTTAGTGGAGCAAATTGTGTATTTATACGCATATTTACACGTTGCATGCTACTTACAGCATTTATTTTTCTAATTACTGTACTTTCCATGTAAATATCGGTGAGCATATCTATGAGCTGTTCTTTGCTCATATTTTGCAGCTTGCTCTTAATCAGATTTCGTATTTCCTCTTCGTTCATCTTCCAATTTTTTAATAAGAATTGTTTGCTTAGTTTCTTCTTCAGCTTTAATCTGCTGAACAGTTCTATGAAAAGCTTCATCGCATATTCCTTTTATGAAAGTTCTTAGAGTAGAAGGATATTCAGTTGTATCTATATCCTTATCTAGCACTTTAGCATAAAGAGCAGCTAAGGCTTTAGGATTATACACTCTTTTTTCTTGAAGTCTTTCAATTGGTCCTCTTTTGAATTGAGCACCTTTTAACTCAAGGTCTTTTCTTGTTTTACGTAAATCTTCCATAAGGAATTTTACGTGACCTTCAAAAGCAGGCATTTGTACCACGTCAATTACCTTTAAGTCTGCTACTTTCATTCTTCCAATTTTTTAAGCTGTTCTTTATAGAATTTTTCTTGCATATCAAAGTGGCGTTTATATATGTGCAAGTCATGCGCAAAATGGTAATATGTACCTATTGGCAAACCAAGCTCATTTGCTATTACTTGTTGAAGTTTGGTCCAGCAGTATTGGTCATTGCAAAAACCAAAAACCAAATCATTGCTCCGCATTGTTACACACATATCAAGAGTTTCAATGCCTGGCTTAATATCAAAACCAACTGACAAAGTACAAGGAGTATCAAACTCATATTTATCTTTTTCTTTGCCATCAAATATAGTAAACCAAGCTTGGCGCGTATCTTTATTCTCTTTGAGTTGTTCAATGCATTTTTCTAATTGGCTATTGCGAGTCCACTGCCATCCATAATTAGAATTGACAATGTTATCTCCACCATGCATTTTATCCCACATAGGAGCATGCTTTTTAATTTCAGCTACACTCCTATCTCCAGACATATACCAGGCATATTCGCGCTCTGCATATCGTTCGCTGAATTTACGCCATTCTGTTGTTATGACACGTTGCTGAGGATTAAGTAAATAAAAACCAACATTGTAAACAGCTTTTGTTCCAACATTAGTATTTACTCCTTGGCCCATAATAAAAGCATATAGGTCCTCAAAAGCCTCAGTAGCATTTTTATAAGCTATGTTCATACGTTATTCTCTTCTTTATAATCTAATATAAGTGTAACTCCATAATCATACCAAAGAAGCTCATCAAGTTCTTTTTCAGTTTTGCAATTATATTTACATAATTCAGCTTCTAAATCCATCGGACTTTCAATATGAACTTCATCTTCTATATACTTTGCCATATCATTTAACTATTTTATTGGTGTTGCTGTTATAAACTCTAAACAACAATTCTTCAGCTTCTTCATTCATGGCATCGCAAATACTTATTGCTTCTTCCATAGATAAGCCTGTAAGTTCTTCGTCGTTATCGTCAAATGCTATTTCGCCAGTAATTACTCTTATTTCAAATGAATTGGCTGATACAAAAGCTTTGGTAGCATCAAGAGCTTGTATACAAATATAGTGTACTGCATCCCAGTATATATAAGACAAAGCGCTTGTATCTTTTAATATATCGATATAAAGCTCTCTCAACTTTTCTGGCTTAAACCATCCATGCTCATCCATTCGCCTATATTCAGCAAGCCATCTACCATACCCATTTGTAGCCTTAAACCTGTTGGCATAAACAGCCACAAATCTAAGAAATTGGTCTGTATAAATAACTCGTGGAATTTCAACTGTTTTCTTCTTGAGCTGTTTCATGTGCTTAAAGTTTATATATTCTCGCGCGTTCTAGAGCACGCCTATTATTCCATTATTATTCAATCATTCATGTACTTAAAGCGCGATATTGCGCGCGAGAATAATGTGAAAATCAATCCTTAGTATGACCCAGTAGACCCGAGTGCTCCATCACCACGCTCGGATGAACGGCTGAAAAGCTCTGACTCAGAAACTTCTTCAAGGCCTTCATACGATACAGGCACAAGAATAAATTGTGCTATTTTCATACCTGGCTTAATGTGGACCTTGGCTTTGCCGACATTAACAACATGTATATGAATTTCACCTTGGTAATCTTCATCTACAATCTTGGCTCCGAGGATAACGATGCTTTCAAATGCTTCTGCTTTCGGTGTTCTACCAGCTCCAAGGCAAGCCCATTTAGAAGTTACAACTCCTGATTTATCGGCTGCCATAAGCATATATCCTTCTGGAATTTCCATCTTAATACCTGATGGTATCAAAACATCAGTTCCTGGATTTACGATAAAGCCTTTGTTACTGCCAAAGTTAGGAACGAAAAAATCAATTCCTGCTGCTTTACCAGTCCCACGAACAGGGGACTTTACATTTCTTATTTTTGCAAACTTCATAACTACACTATTTTAACAAGTTCCTTAGCTGCTGTTTCTACGGCTCTAGCAAGTCTATTTTCAACTTCTGGACTTATAAGGCTGTAAACTCCTTCTTTTTCAAAAGCGTCAGCCATGATAGCTCCAATTTTTGAAAGCTTAGGATTAGAAGTGTTAATGCCATGCTTATCCATAAGTTCTTTGTCGTACTCATACTTAATACCTCTGCCATTTTCTACAGGAACGAGCTTAGCTATTTCTGCATGAGTATTTGACTTTCTGCTCGGAACAGTGATAATAATCTCCTGATTGGTTGTCATGCACATATCTGTGCACATTTCCATTACTTCATTGAAGTTGCGCTTAAACTCTCTTGGAGTTACTGAAATTAAACTTTTCATAATGATGCCAAATTAGCAATTAAGTTCAACATATATGTTTTGTCTTTATCTCTTCTGAGCTTCATCTTATCTTTTAAGGCGAGAGCTACTAGCTGAACACCTATAAAATGATGTTTTGCATGAGACTCGTCAATTATATCCAATACTACCTCTTTGGATATAATCTCATCATAACTTTCGGTCTTGTCAATGATAGCATTTATCTTGATTCCACCAATTACAAATGAGTAACACTTGCCTTCTTCATAGTTTTCATTCTCAAGGCCAGACAGGAATTGAAGTTCTTTTAACTTTGCTTCCTGCTCTTCTTTCAAATGAAACACCTTTATATCTATATCCTGTGGATTAGACGGAACTCCGAGCATAGCCAGAGCAGTTGTACCTGTTACCATATACTCAATTCTATTTGCATTGCAAAAGTCATCGAGTTTAAAGAGTATTTCTTTCATGTTGATAACTTTTATAATTTTTTGTTGTAAGAAAATATTTATTTGTTGAAAAGGCATAAAGTTTTTGTTTTTATGAAAGTTCTACCTTCAGTACCTACGGCAGCTGTCGGCTTATAAGATACTTTTACTTTTATAGGTAATTTCGATGCACTAATTCGCAGCCAGTATCGTTCTTTATGTAGCGGACTACAACACTCAAAATCTGGAGTGCATTCATCTCTAAATGGATTATGACACGCAATACCTATTTTGCAAAGTAATAGCTGTATAATGCATGAAAATGGATATTGATATAACTTTTTCATATCTGGTTAAAATAAATCGTTGTCACTTTCAATTGGTTTTACAGTCTTTACGTCTCCTGGTTTACGCTTTAATACCCAAAGAGTATTGCGTGAAGCATCCGGGAACATAGGAGCCATGATATTGGCAATGAGGTTTGAGTCATAATACTCTTTAAGAGCATCAAACATTTTCTGCTGCCAATCATTCATCAGTGGCTTATAGTCTTTAGCCGAAGCAAATGTACCGAACTTCTTTACTATGTTGAAATGTTTCAGCAATATGCCTTCAAGCTCCCAATGGTCAAACTCTTGCACATCAACTCCACGGCCATCACCTGAGTCATAAGTATGATTACCAGCCGCTCCAACTGATGGGTCATAATTTGGAGTTGAAAGGTAATAAGTAGCGTTGTTATTACCACAGGCCTTAAAGTTCTCCAAAAATGCATCTGCATTCTGTTTACCAACATGCTCGAGCACTTCAAAAGCGCAGACTTTGTCAGCATTAAACTTGCTGAAATCCATGTAGTTTTTAACAAGGTCTGCTACATAAAAATGAGCCCAAGGTACATCTGCATACTTTTCAGCAGCTTGTTGAATTGTTTTTTCGCGAATATCAATACCAATATACTCTTTCTGCTTAAATTTGTTTCGGTATAACACCTCAAGTAAATTAGCAGCCCCGCAGCCAAAATCAACGATAGATTCACCTATCTTGGCTTCTTTCAAAATGTGAGTCCAACGCAAATAATGCGCAAACTGGTCTCTGTGGAATACATGACGCTCAAACGCCTGGTCTGGTCTGAGGTCTGTTGTGTTATAAACTTTTGCCATAATTATTTTTAATTTTATCTCTAAGTTCTTTATTATTTTTTTGATAGTTTGTTAATAGTCGACACAATGGCGGCAAATAATAAAGCCATATATACTAACAGTAGTAGCCCTTGTATACATTCGCTATGCACATACATCATAATAAATATAGGCGAAATCATTACACATGCTATCACTGTTGCTATAGGTGCAAGGCATAAACCTATTAAAAAATTTTTAATAAACTGCTTCATGATTATTTGTCATTAAAAATTTCTTTATGTTCTTCTAAGTAGTCATTCATAGAGCCCATGTAAGCTACTGCATCAAGAAGATTATCCTCTTTGTGCGCATAAGCCTCACGCGATAACTTAAGAGCTATCATAGCTCTATACATACCAGCAGTTGTTATTTGCTGGTCTTTAGGCGACATCAAGTTATAAAGAGCTGCTGCTCTTTCCATTGATGCCTGGAATGGCCCATATTGACGCTCTTTTTCCTCTGAGCGTTCATTTACAATCTTGTTTGCTTGTTCTAAGATGTTAGCCATGATTATTTACCGTTTTTATAGTTAATACAATCCATTTTACAAGAGTCGGCCAATAGCTTATGAACTTCTGGGTTGTTCCATTGAGAATTCATAAGATAAAGCTGTGCATCTTTCTTATATATTTGAGCTTTTGTATATTGTTCTAAAGCTTCTATATGCTTAGTATTTTGGCCTATAGCACTATTCATATAGACAATACATAAAGCTTGTATTACTATGATAACACATAGTCCGATAATTATTTTCTTCATTACACTACTAAATTTTTTAGTTCTGCTTTTAATCTTTTTGCATCAGCTCCTCTAAATGTTTGTGCATTTGCCAAGAAGTATCTAACAATATCTCCTGCAGTATCATAAAGATACATAGCATTCGGGTCTGAAGTATCAAGTGTTAACATTGCCTCTAAATAAGGCACTGCGCCAAAATATACATTAAGCCATGTTGACTTTATATCTTTAGCTATTTGCTGAAAGGTTCTTTTCTTGTCCATTTTATTATCTTTATTTAGATATGCAAATATACTAATTTTCTCCGAGAATAGAAAATTTTTTCATTATAAAATGCACTCACTTAACACTTCTTAACTTGGCCAGATTTTATTGCTCTTCTGGATATTCTATTTGCAGTAATTCTTTGCAAAATTGAATAACTTGCTCATAGTTATTATACACAGTTTGAGTAATAATTCTCCGCTGAAGTATCGTTAGCTTATTTTTAATAATAAACTTATTTATGTTAAGAGAGAGAGCTTTATCATTGCATCTTCTTTTATCTCCTAACTGAATAGCTAGTTGGGCATAATGAATACATTTCTTTATATCCTGCGCTCCATTTTTAGCTCTATACCTGCTAATATATTTTATAATACATCCTTGTATAAAAGAGCATCTTAAAGCAGTTATAAGCTCTATTGGTTGCATAGCCATATCTTTATAATGACTACCACCTATTTGTACATCTGTTGCTTTCATATCAATATACTTTACGTTTATGATTATCTGGTATATGCCCATTTGCCACTCTCAGTTCATCCATAAACATAACAGAATTGTAATGTTTAGGAAATTCTTTTATCACCTTAAAGCTTGCTGTTTTATCTTTCACAAAGCTATTATCGCCTACAGGCTCTACATACCCAAGTTTTACAAACTTATAAAGATATGCAGTTTCTGAGTTTCTACCTGGTTCTTTACCAAGCAGAATTTCTTTTGAACTTACTACTTTGCCAACATTATCGTTAACAAATTTTATCATTTCCGGAAATACCGGAGCTTGTTTTCCATTACGTCCCATATTACATAAATTTTTTATATTTGTCAATTTTTGCTTTTATGCTATCCATTAAGGCATTTTGCTTTTTATCTTTTGCTTTAAGTGCTCTGATTACATCTTCATCATGAGTGCCTTGCAATATCAAGTGATTTATAACAACATGATTTTGCTGTCCTTGTCGATATAATCGAGCGTTAAACTGCTGATATAATTCAAGACTCCATGTTTGCCCAAACCAAACTATTATACTGCCTCCTGCTTGAAGATTAAGCCCATGGCCTGCTGATGCTGGATGCGCTAACATAACTTGTATTTTACCAGCATTCCAGTCTTCAATATCTTTATTGTTTTTAAGCTCTCTTGGCTTATATTTTTTAAGATATTCCACGATTCTATCTCTATCGAATTGATAGGTCCATGCTACAAGCACAGATTGGCCATTTGCATCTTCAATTATCTCCTTAAGAGCTTCAAGCTTAATATCATGAATTGGAAACACATTTCTTTCTTCATCATATATAGCTCCATTAGCAAATTGAAGTAATTTATTTGAAAGGGCAGCGGCATTGACTACGTTTACTTCCACAGGCTTTTCAACAAATACTGAATTACCATTTTCGTCTTCTTGCTCAATCGTTTCAGTAGCGCTTATTAAGTCAAGCACTTTATTCTTTTCAAAGTCATCGTATTGCTTCTTTAGAGCTTCAGGCATTCTAAGCTTTATATAGTTATCTGTCCTAAACGGCATTTCAAGATAATCATCGGCTTTCATGCTTATGCAAATATCCTCTATTTTCTTATGTATTAGATATTCTGAGTCACTCATCAAATCGTATGAATATACGACATGACCATTTGTTTGACCTGGCCGAAAATACCTTTCTCTATATCTGGATATTGTCTTTTCAAGGCGCTCGCCTCTATCCATAAGATATATTTGAGGCCACAAATCAATAAGTCCATTTGGAGCAGGCGTGCCTGTTAATCCTACTAACCTTTTAAGATAAGGCCTTGCGCCGCGTAATGCCTTAAAACGCTCTGATTTATAAGACTTAAAACTGCTAAGCTCATCGACTACTACCATATCAAAAGGTAATTTGCCTCCGCCATATAAAGCACAAAGCCATGCAACATTATCTCTTGATATGATATAAATATCAGCTTTTGTTTCCATAACAGCTGCTATTCGCTGTTTAGCAGTACCTATAATCTTAGAAAAGCGCAAATGCTTTGTATGTTCCCATTTCTCTGCTTCTTCTTGCCAAACTGACTCAGCCACTCGTTTTGGAGCTATAACTAATACAGAATTAACTTCACAATAATCAAACATCAAATAATTTATAGCAGTAAGAGTTGATATGGTTTTGCCAAGGCCCATATCTACAAATACACCGCAAAATGGATGCTCGATTATATGCTGCACGCAAGCTAATTGGTATTTATGTAAATCTGTTTCTTTCATCTTTTGTTACTGTTAAATATAGCTAAACAAGCTAAACCAAACAAAGCACCTATTATAAATGCAACTATGTTACTTATCATAAATTATACTATCTATAAATTGTTCAACGCCTTTTATCGTATCTATTACTTCAACTCTAAAACCCAAAGCTCTAAGCTTATTGTGCATATATGCCTGTATGCGTTTAGGCTTTCGTCCAGTTGTTTTTAATTCCACAAAAACTATTTTATGGCCTGGAAATAAGCACATTCTATCTGGTAAGCCTATAAGTTGGTCACACAGCAGTTTTATACACATGCCACCATTTATCTTAACAAGCTCAACCAATTTGTGCTCTACAACTTTTTCACTGTCTACCGTCTCTTTCTTCATAAGTTAAATTTATTGAACTTACAGTTACTCCAAGTATTTGCAATGACCGGTTAAGCTTATCTTTAAGATTTTTCTTGAATTGGGCTACATCATTGCAAGCATTCTCTTCTGTTACATGGTTTTCATCATATTTTATTGTTCTTAAAGAACCATCGGAGAATTTGCATACAACTCTTAGTATTACATATTTCATAACCTGGCCATATAAATGTTATACTCACACTTATCCAAATTAAATTCCAGTCTGTCAACACAAAACTTTTGGCCATTGTATATAACAACCGTTTTGACAGATGGAATATGTTCTATATTTCTTGTTACAAGAAGCACAGAATTACGGTAATTTCTGTATTGCATTTTATAAAAATTTGCTATCATAATAAGCTATCTTTACGTTTATAGTATTTCTGTTTACCATATAAAGGAAAGTTCTTAGTGGATGCTATAGCTTCCCATTCAGGCAATGACCTAAGAATTTCATTAACCTCCCTGGTATTATATCTTGACATTTCTGTCTTATCTTTGCCGAGGCACTCACACCATACTTCAGCAATGCAGACAAAATCTTTTTGTACTGTACCGTTTTTAGACAATGGGTCTTCAAGCCAACGTCTTCTGTCGTACAGGTCCATTTTATCCCAATCATCTGGAAATTTAGTATTAAGATATTCTTCAATAATACCTTTTCGCTCATCTGCTTCTGAGTGTTTATGTTGCTCAATCTTAGCAATTATATCTTCATCACCAACGAGGTATAAAGGCTCTTTTGCCAAATATAGTTGATATGCTTCAGCCCATATTTGATTTACTTCATCTTGCGTGAGGTCATCATTTACGGACTTTGTAGCATATTCTGGTCTTACATCTATAGGCATAAATCGTCTATTTCCTGTCGGGTCACGCAAGAAATCTTTGTTGTTAGTAGTACCAAAAAATACGCATTGCCTTTTATACGTTTCTACTGTTCTACCATATGCCGGCCTGAACATATCTTCTCTTTTTGATATGTAGTGCTTGATTGACTCTACTTCTGCTTTCTTAAGGCCTGAAAGCTCTGCCATTTCAATCAGCCACGCCCCTTGTATCTGTTCAAATGACTCCTTGCCCTGCACAGTCGTGAATGTATCTGAGAACCATTCCATGCCGAGCTTTTTAACGAAAGTACTTTTATACGTTCCCTGTTCTCCGACCAATATGAGTGCTGTGTCGAATTTAACTCCAGGCTCAAAAACTCTGGCAACTGCAGCGCAGAGCATTTTTCTAATGGCGGCTCTAGTATAAGCGTTATCTTCTGCTCCAAAATAATCAATCAATAATGTATTAACTCTCGGTATGCCATCCCACTTTTGAGCACATATATACTCTCTTATCGGATGGAACTTTTTCTTTTCAAATTCAAGCGCAAGCGCGTCGTCCACTTTTTGACTTGACACAATGCCGTAAACACACTCAATGTAATTACGAACACCAGAATAGTCAACATCACGAAGAGGCTCCACAGTATCGACTTTACGCCATGGTAACGAACGTGTAACATATCTTTTATTATCAAAAATGTTTAGCTTAAATACATCTTTTAAGAATTGGTCATGCTGAATTATTATATTCAAGTTATTGGCAGAATTATCATATTCGCCTTTTGTATTAGCGTCAAGCTCTTCTGTCCATGAAGTATCATATTCTTCAGGAACTTCTGCTTTTGCTTCTTCTGCAAACTCGAATTTAGCTTCAGCAAACTTTTCTTCAGCAATATGCTTTTTTGTTGTAGAGTCCTTAGAAGCAAATTCTTCCATTGCCTTAAAGCTCTTTTTATCTTTGTCTTCTTTTTCTTTGCCTGTATCTAAATGGCCAAATTTATGTATGCGAACTAAGTCAAATGCATTACATAGTCTACCTCCAGCAGGGTCTGTTCCATGATGAGAATACGCAAATTTATCATCATAGACTATTAAGCCCGCAGCTGTAGAGCCATTTATATACGTATATCGCCCTTCTTCAGCTGGTGTATATACATCTGAAAGAAAAGTCTCAATGGCTTCTTGTATAGTATAAGTACGGCAGAAAACACCAATTATGCCTTTTTTATCTTCTGGGTCCTCTTGCTTTTTGATAGCCTGCATTATTACATCTGTGCTATCTGTAGCAGTTGGCCATTCGCTCGTATCATGCCAATCATTATATAGCCCAAGAATATAATCAGCTTCAAGGAAAGGTCCGTCTTGAAATTCAAAGTAGTACTCCATATCTGATGATACAGACGGCCAGAACATAAGTCTATTTACGTCAAAAGTCGACTGGTCAAACAAATCAATGTTTAGGTCTCCAGCGACTTTTCGGGCAATGGCTTGATATTCTTCTTGTGATACTTCTCTATCAAGTGGAATTATCAATCTGTGTCGTGGCTTTTCAGGGCATGACTTATGAGTTGAATGAATAACCGCGGCACAATCAAATAGCATTGTAAAGTCCCACCAAAAGTTCTCGTGAGAAAAGTCAATATCCAATGTAATTAACTGGCGGTAAAGTACATTTGTTTTATCACGCCTACCATTTGTAAGAAATCCGCCTACAAATCCGCCTACGTCTTTTATCTTACTTTGCTCTTCTTTTGTGGCACTCATAAACCGCTTATATGTTTCAGCGGTTACTACAGGAGTAGCTAGCTTTTGAACTAAATTGCTCCAAGTAGTTTTGGTATTTTTCCATACTTTACTTGAAACATTTAGTCCAACTGCTATGCTCAAATTTTCATCATATTTCAATTTATCTACTTGCATAATATGCGTAAACAATATATAAACACAGCCAAATCATATTTTTAATCTTCTAGCAAGTATGAAAACTTAGAATTGCAGCCTCTGTATTCACCAAAATATTCTATTTCAGCTTCTAATCTAGCTTTTACCGCATCTTCAAAGGTATCATATTGACCTAAGCCTATAGTCTTTTTATGCACAGTTATATAGGCTCTGTATTTACCATTTCCATATCTCGATACTCCTATTGCTCCAGAAGTATTATCTATTCTTGGCTTAATAGCATGCTGAGCATTTTCTATTTTGGTGCATACCCTTAGATTAGACTTTCTGTTATCTAAAGTATCCCCATTGATATGGTCTATGCAAGTAGTATGGTCATTAAAATCTGGTCTATCTAGCCCTAATACTACCCTATGCATTCTATGCCTAAAAGAAAAAGCATAACCTCTATGAAAAGTCCATCTGTATAAGATTACTTTATCTAGGTCCTCTAAGTCTACTAAAGCTGAAGCTATAATTTCTCCTTTTTTATTCTGTAGAAGTATTTCTGCATAATCTTCATGCTTTATATAAAGATTAGGGCATTTTGTTATATTTAATCCTTCCATAACATTTAATTATTTTTGGTAAAACATCATTACTCCTCCATCAGCGTTCAAAGGTAAATCTTCTGCCCACTGTGGTGGAGTACTCATTATTTCAACAAGCCTATTATAGTGGTCTTTAGCATTTATTTCTGGTACTTCTACTATTACTTCGTCATGTACTGACGCTACTATTTCATAACCTTCATCTTGCATTCTTAACATTGCATCACCTAATAAGTCACGTGCAATAGCTTGTACAATGTTCTCTGTTAATTTACCTCCATACGTATCAATTTCACCCCATTGCTTAGTTTCTTGCACAACTCCTTGGTAATATAATACTCGTGTTGGCATCGTAGAACGGCCTATCTTCTTATCTTTGAATTTAGGTCCATAGTAGAATAGCTTTCTGCCAGATGGCAATTGTATTGTCATGAACTCACCATTACAATCAAAAATTATATTTCTACATGTACATGATACTGGTCTTTGGTATCTGACAGTTTCTTTTGATGCTTCATCTATTTCTTTCCACATATCTACAATCGCAGGATTTGCTGAGCGCCATTTACGCACCAGGCTCATCATTTCAGTATCTGATAAGCCCATACGTTCACCACCCATTCGCTTAAGTGCTCCTAATGAGCCCTCATAACCGAGTGCAAGCTCTGAAATCTTTGATTTGTCTCGAAGTACTGAACCTTTTGTAATAGCAGATATTGGTACATTAAACATCTTTGCTCCTGTAGCTTCATAGATTTTACCATCTCCACGGAATACGTCCATTCGCCATTTTTCGTTTGCAAGCCAAGATATAACACGTGCCTCAATAGCTGAGAAGTCTGCAACACTAAATACTTTACCCGGTGATGCTATAAGAGCTGTTCTTACTAGCTGAGACAAAATATCTGCAACATCATCATACATCATCTCAACTGACTCCCAATCACGGGCTCTAATCATTTCACGTGGTACTTCTATATGCGATATATGATTTTTTGATAAGTTCTGCAATTGCAATAATCTACCTGCCCATCGTCCAGTTCTATTTGCACCATAGAATTGAAATGTACCACGGACTCTATGGTCTTTCATGGCACAGTTAAGCATAGCATAATACTTCTTAATGGACGTTTTTGAGAGCTTTTTGCGTATATTAAGCAACTCGATAACATCTGGATAATCTGCAAACTCTTTCATTAAATCAGGCATTGTTTCTTTTGAAAGAGACAATACTACACTACCTGTTTTCTTCTCAATCCATTGTCTTATCTGAGTCGGTGAATTTGGATTTTCAAGCCCTGTTAGCTGTTGAGCATGTTGCGTTAAAATAGAAGTATATGTGTTATCTACTGCGATAGCAGACTCTGCTAATTCCATATCAACCAAAATACCTCTATCATTTATATTCTGGTCAAGCACATACATCTTGCGCTCAATATCAGGAATGATATATGCCTCTAATCTCTTAAATATCTCACGCTCAGCCAAGACATCATATTTATTATACTCTTTATACATTTCCCACTTCTCAGGAGCATGCTCTGGGTAATTGCGCGTACGCATACCATTAACTCGAGTTGCTTTACATGGGCATGAGAAGTATTTAATAAGTGCTTTACCAGTATCTAGCTTTTTATCTGTAAGATTAAGAGCCTTTGATACTCCGTCCAACGAAAGTGGTAAACCACAATATGCAGCTTTCACTGAAGTACAATACCATTGTTCCGCTGGAATATTATATCCTATTCGCTTAAAGCTAAGCCGCTCAAATACTGCATTATGAGCAACTTTTACACATTCTGGGTCAAGTAATGCTTCTTCAAACTCTTCAGGCATTTCTTCGCCTTGAGCTAAATCAACTATATTAACTGGCCCGTCATCTAAAGCATATCCTATTATAAGAATTTCAAAGTCTGGTGACTCAATATATTTATAAGCTCCAGACTCTTTAATATCTACAGATGAATATGTTTCAACGTCTATGAAAAGATATTTCGCCATTATTTCTTAATTTGATATTATAAAATTAGGAGTATAGGCGGGACTCGAACCCGCATAACAGGCACACAAATCAATGGCGCTCTGTGGTTTTACCATTAAACTACTATACTTGCTGATGCAGAAAGGAAATTACATCATATCATCATCCCATTCATTCTCACCGCCAAAGTCCTCTTCAGCAGTAGAGCCGCCGGCTAACATCTCACCATCTTCGAGCTTCTGAAGATTATTCAGCCCAGCTGCGATACCTTTTGATGATACGTTGAAAGCATAGAAGCTGATTGATGCACGGCCATAGCAACCACTGTAGAACTCTTCTTTTTCCATAATAGGATTAAGTTCCTTGTCTACAATGCTCGGTTTACGCTGGCTATTAGCATTGATGAAATACATGCCTTCGAATGCAGGGTCGTCACCACGCTCATCGTCACCATCGCGCAAAGGCAATTTGAGGTTTGAAGGTATTTTGCCATTCTTATCTGCGAGCTTAGCTTTGCCTGCTTGCTTAGCTGCCTCAATAGCTTTGTTAATCTTTTCCAAAGTCTTAGTATCTGTTTTAGGAATAAGAATACAGATATTATACTTAGGAGTATCATCTTCGTTCATAGCCGTTGGCTCGAACACATTCACATAGCAAAATCTTACTTTGCCAGTTACAACTTTTGTTGAATTTTCCATTTTACTTTAATTTTTAGTTGTTATTACTTTTTTCAATAATTGCCCAATCAGGCAAATAGTCATTATTCTCCATTATCTGCAAAATCTAATTGTGCTTGATTATATCCCATTGCTGGTCTTTTATCTTCAAGCGGTACAAGAGTAGGTTTACCTTGAGGTTTTACAACCACGTCAGATAAAATTTCCTCAAAACGCTTCTTGCCTACTATCTTCTCAATAGAAGTAATCGGCTTGAGTTTCATATTGAAAATCTCATCTTCTGATAACTCAGGACAACGTGCAAAAATTGCATTAGAAGCTTGGTCTTCGTCAACCCATTTGCGTCGACTAATTCCTTCAACTAATTTAAGCCCCGGCCATTGCTTATTCTCGTTAATCGCTTTAGTTTGTGCATATTCTGTTATTGAATTAGCCCATTCTATAAGCTTAGGAGTACGACGGACAATATCTGCAATCTCATCATCTGTGAGAAGTGCAGGCTCTGTAAATTCATGCTGAGCTATTTCGAGTTGCTGTTCATACAATTTTCTACATTGATTACGAACAGCACAAAATCTGCACCAATCTCCAGCATTGAGTTCACCTTTGCCTTCGAAGGCAAGTTCTGCTTTTGGCTTGAGCTCCTCTTCTGCCCATTTGCGGAGTTCTTCAACAGATATTTGCCAACTTGATATATTGTTAATGCGAGGCTGTATAATAGTCAATCGCACTTCCGTTATATCATACATTGTATCATATTTCTGTAAAGCTCCAAGCCCATAAAGCATAAGTTGCTTATTCCATTCAGCATATACTGGAACACCTTTTCCATATTTTAAGTCAATAACTTCCATAAGGTTGTCATTGATAACAACACAGTCAGCTGTTCCAAAGCTTTCAGGCACATATTCTGTCAAATCGAGTTTCTGCTCAATTTCCATAACGGCTAACGGATTTTCAGTTTTTGCTTCAGCTAATTGTTCTGAGCAATAATCCGTATAGATAGGTACAACTTCAAGCATTTCCTCGCTGAACAAGTCATTTGCCATTATCTCTTCGAGCCTTTGGTCAAAGTCTTGCTCACTAATGCTATTAAGTGTATCTTTTCTCAGGTAAAGCTCTGAGAGCTCATGAGCTAATGTACCTTCTTCTGCATATACCGAAGACTTCTTTTCTCCGTATTCATCTTCAAGCTTGGCAGACGGAGTACAATTCAGCCATCTTCCTGCTCCAGAAGCCGAGAGGAGTGCATGACTCCTCTGACTATGTTTCTGTGGTTTAGTACTACTTGTCGCTTGAGCCATATTCTTTTATCAATTTTGCCAAATAACAGCATTGAATAGCACACTGAGCATAAAGCTTTGGATTTTCTCTGCGAAACTTCTGAGCTGCTTTTTGCAATTTCTTTGTACTCGACATAATTACAGTGACTCTAAGAAGTTATACATTTCATCATACTTAGCCGGGTCAAGCTTTGTTACACTCGGGGCTCCAAGCTCATTGAGTTTCTGCTTGATTACGTCGCGATGCTCATTGACCTTCTTTGCAAGCATTCCGCGAACATCCTCAATGCTCTTAGAGGCAGAAGAAGCAGCCGGAGCAGCAGGTGCTGAAGAAGCAGGCTCGGCAGCGCTCTGAGTCTGGGCAGGTGCCGCAGGCTGAGGAGTAGGTTTTGTGGGAGCTGGCTTTGCTAGCGCAGCAGGAGCAGGTTTAGAAACTGAAGCGGCTACTTGAGCTCCACTTGGAACTCCTGTTGCAAACAATGAAGTTAAAAACTTCTGCGTATTTTCTGACAGGTTTACGCTAACCTCAACAGAAATTTTAACGGTTTCCATTTTCGTAATTTTTAATGAAGTTATCTAAATAGTTAATAAACTCGTTTACTGTCATATCTGGTACGTTTGAGAGCTTTTGGTGGATAAGCTCATTATTCTTATATATAGATACGTACACGCCTTTATAATTCAGCTTTACTTTATACTCGCCTTTCAGCATTGTTAGGCATCCATCTTCAGATGAACCTTTCCAAGTATTTGCTGAAAACAAATCAGTTACTAACACGCCAATATGATTGGCCAATCGCTCTAACTGTATAACATCCAAATTGGCTTCACCCTTTAACACACGGTCAAATGCCTGTTTCGGATATTTAACAGTAGGAAATAACACCTTCGCTAAATCTTCCGTATTTAGCTTGTAGTGCTCAATTACATTACCTATATTAAATTGTTCCATATTTTGGTGAATTTTATTATCTTATTTTCGATATGCAAATATACAAACTATTCTCGAAAGAAAAAAATTTTTCCATTATTTTTTGAGAATTTACTTGTTAAAAATAATTAAACAGCAATTTTAGTGCGGCTTTGAAATTGCTGTAAACAAAGAAACAATAAAAACAATGCCTCTATATATTTCAAACTTAGTTTCTTAATTTCCGATTAACATTAAGGTTAATAAGAAATATCGGCTTTTAATACGAAAAGATTTAATGAAATTATTGTTTCTTTGTTTACAGTATATATAAGTAATTAATTTTGAGCACTTTAGGCGTAAACAATGACTTGTTTATATTGTTTCTGTTGTTTACCGCTTTATGAAGTATTTTGCACACAGCCATATAATTACTAAGGCTATGGCGGTTATCAGGTATTCACCAATATTAATTTTTATCTTTTGCCATTTAGTAAGCCGAGCTTCTACAGGGTATGCAACTTGAATTGTATCAACTTTTTCTCGCCAGAGAGTATCATGCTTTTCTATGTATTTATACAAGTATTTATATTTACTGAGATACACGGTATCGCCTTTGTGCTCTACATAGATTGAATCTCTATGATATATGCTATCAATTTTGGTCTGAGATAAGTAAGTAGTATCTCTTTTCGTTGTTTCCACGGGCACATATTGAATTGACTTACAGCCATATAATATAGTGGCTAAAAATATAAGTGTAATTATTCTCGCTAATTCTCGCATAATCTTTGAGTTTTATTTGTTATTATTCATATTTAATATAAAAACCATTCTCGCACATAAGAAATTATTGCGAGAATGGCTTTTATGTGCTTCAGAGGTCTTTATACTCGTACTTAGCATCAAAGCTGGGGCATGCCTTAGCTGCAAATTCTCTGTGTCCATGAATAGTAGCATTTGGATATTTTACCTTTAAGCTTTTCAACAATTCGAGTAAAGATTGCTTTTGAGCCTCAGTGCGCGTATCTTTAGGAGTTTTACCGTCTTTAGCAACGCCTCCTACATAGCATATTCCTATAGAGTTTGCATTTTGACCTGAGCAGTGGGCTCCAACTACACTTTCATCTCTGCCTTTATGAACAGAGCCATCGAGCTCAACCACATA